AAAGCACTAGTTGTAACTACAAGGCGTCCGCACTTAGTAACCGAGTGCATTACAAAAAGCAAGGTTATTGAATCCAATGGTGATTTGCATAAGGTCGCCGTTCACTGGGGTTTAGATGAGGCACAAGCGCTGGCCAAACTTAAGGTCAAGAACGTGCCTTCCCCTATCACTAGGGACTATGACTGGCCGGGTGTGTTCCCCCCGATGGCACACCAAAAAGACACTGCGTCATTCCTAACGCTTAACAAGCGTAGCTTCTGCTTTAACGAACAGGGTACAGGAAAGACAGCATCAGCTATTTGGGCTGCTGACTACCTCATGAAGCAGGGTCGGATTAAACGCGCGCTAATCATTTGCCCCCTATCAATTATGCAATCCGCTTGGCAAGCAGACTTGTTTAAGTTTGCCGTGCACCGCAAAGTAGGAATAGCATACGGGGACCGCAATAAACGTAAAGCAGTTATCAACAGCGACGCCGACTTTGTTGTCATTAACTACGACGGTATTGAGATTGTTGCCGAGGACATTATCTTTGCTGGCTTTGACCTAATCATTATTGACGAAGCCAATGCCTACAAAACCCCTACAACCAAACGATGGAAGACACTTAACGCTATTCTAAAGAGCCACGAAGATATGTGGATGTGGATGATGACGGGTACACCTGCCGCTCAAAACCCTACAGATGCCTACGGCTTGGCTAAGATGTGCGTGCCTGAGAATGTACCTAGATTCTTCGGTGCGTTTAGAGACCAGACTATGGTAAGCGTCAGCAAGTTCCGTTGGCTACCAAGACCAAACGCAAACCAAGTAGTGTTTGATGCACTGCAACCCGCTGTTCGCTTTACTAAAGAACAATGTATTGATTTACCGGAGATTACCCATGTGTTTCGGGACGCCCCCCTTACTCCGCAACAGGAGAAGTACTACAAGATTCTCAAACAACAGATGCTCATGGTGGCGGACGGAGAAGAAATCAGTACCGTCAATGCTGCTACAAATCTTAATAAACTGCTTCAAATTAGCGGTGGCGCTGTGTATTCTGACAATGGTTCTGTCATTGAGTTTGATGTCAGCAATCGTTTACGTGTTGTACAAGAAGTTATTGAAGAAGCTAGTCACAAAGTGCTTGTTTTTGTTCCGTTCACGCATACAATAGAACTACTCAGAGAGCATTTGAGAGGGGCAGGTATTAACTGCGAAGTTATCAACGGTGCCGTGCCAGTCAATAAGCGTACCGACATATTTAAACGATTCCAAGAGCAACAAGACCCACGTGTACTAATCATACAACCACAGGCTGCTGCCCACGGAGTCACACTAACTGCCGCTAACGTCATCATTTGGTATTCACCAGTAACATCTATTGAAACTTATCTACAGGCAAACGCACGTATTCACCGTAAGGGTCAGAAGAATCCGATGACTATTGTGCACATTAAGGGTAGTCCCGTAGAGACAAGGCTGTATGGCATGCTGCAAAATAAACTGGATATTCACTCAAAAATCATTGACTTATATCAGAGTGAAATTTCTGAAGAAATAAAATAAAAATACTTGACATGGTCAAGTTTATAAACTAATATGATTTAACAGGCGTAAGACCTGAATAACTTAAAGGAAAAACTTATGGCAGATAAACCATCGGTAGAGCAACTCATCTCTATCTACACCAAGATATACACACAGCGTGAGACTGAAGAGCGTGCATGGAAAGCACGTGAAGCTGAGCTTACAGAAGAACTTGACTTGATTAAGTCTGAGTTACTTGAGATTTGCAAAGAGAACGGCATCGATAGCTTGCGTAGTAAAGAAGGTACGTTGATTCGTTCTGTTAAGACTCGGTACTGGACTAACAATTGGGACGAGTTCTACAAAACAATGATTGCACACAATGCACCTGAGCTGCTTGAGAAGCGCATCCATCAGAGCAATATGAAACAGTTCTTAGAAGAAAACCCCGAAATACTGCCCGCCGGGTTAAATGTGGACAGTGAATACACACTCATGGTAAGGAGAGCAAAATGAACGGTTGGGAACCAATCAAAGAAGTAGAAGCTACACCCGCTGAAAGGTTAGAAGCTAGCGAGAAGTTTAACGTAGAAGCGCTAACAAAACCGAAGCGAGTAAAAGTTAAGTTGTTAGACGACCCTGTCAATAGCCCGTCGCACTATACGGCTGGTGGCATTGAGACTATCGACTACATCAAAGCTAAGTTGACGCCCGAAGAGTTTCTTGGGTATCTAAAAGGTAATGTGATTAAATACACATCCCGTGCAGGAAAGAAGGCCGACACAATACAAGATTTAGAAAAAGCACAGTGGTACATGAATCGTCAAATTAAGGAATTAAAAGGAGAAGTGAAATGAGTGAATTAGCATTGTTTAATAACAACCTACCGGACTATCTTAAAGAGGTAGAACTAGATGACGTTACTAAAGCCCTTGCAGGTGGCGGCGGTAGCAAGCGTATTTCTTTACGTGGCGGCAAGTTCCGCATGGTAGTGAACGGTGAAGAAGTAATGACAAGCAAGAACGATGAGCTAGAAATCGTTATTGTTAACGCAGCCAAGGATGTATCTCGCCAGTTCTACGGCTCTGCGTATAACCCTAAAGCGGATGCTACTCCGCCTGACTGCTGGTCTAACGACGGTATCGCACCTGACAAAGGTGTTAAAGAAGCACAACACCACAACTGCGCCGAATGTCCGCAAAACATCAAAGGCTCAGGTCAGGGTGACTCACGTGCATGCCGCCACTTCCGTCGCTTGGCTGTAGCTATGGCTCACGACATTAACGGTGACGTGTATCAGTTGCAGTTGGCGTCTAAGTCTATCTTCGGTAAAGGTGATTTAGAGCACATGCCGTTTGAGCAGTATGCGAAGTATGTCGGTGCACAGGGTTACAACCTAAACACATTGGTTACTCAGATGCGCTTTGACGAGACTAGCGACACTGCTAAGTTATTCTTTAAGCCATTGAAGTTTTTGGCACGTGAAGAGTGGGAAGCAGCTAAGCGCCAAGGCGACACACCTGCTGCTAAGAACGCAATCCAAATGACGGTAGCACAGACTGACGGTGTTAAACCTAAGTTAGCTGCACCTAAAGCCGAGCCAAAGGTAGAGAAAGTTGCTGCCGAGGAAGTAGAAGAGCCTAAGAAGCGTGAAGACAAGAAGCCTGAGCCGACTGCTAAGCGTGACCTCAAGTCTGTTATGAGTGGCTGGTCTACTGACGACGAATGAGCTTAAGAGGTTATAGCCTTCGTTTGGTGCAAGCCAACCAAGCTGCTGACTCTAGGAAAGTTGGAGTGGCACTTGGTAGGTACTGCATCGCCAAGGATATACCAGTCGCTGAGATTGCAGATAAGTTTGACGTGTCTCGTATGGCTGTGTATTCCTGGTTTACAGGTGTTTCAGAACCACACCGAACGAAAGCCGAACAGATTGCAGCGATGCTAAAGCGGGCTCGATTTAGCGTTTAGTTTACAGGGGTAGCTAGTTTGACGGAACGAACAGGGGATTCGCCGCACCCCGTGCTACCCCACCTTTATTGCGGACAGAGGCGACAATGGCGACAACAGATTTACTGACAGCAGTGCTAGCCCCCGAGGGATGGTATTGCATTGTCGGTTTAAAACAAGAGGGGCACCCAAAGCAAGTCTTCATGCAAACGTTGCAAGAAGCTCAAGATGCTATTGATGACCTGTTGCAAAAGCAGTATGACGTTTACTTTGCGTGTGCTAAGTATGAGAACGATACCGATGGGCGAACACAAAAGAACAGTACCTATTTCAAGTCGTTTTGGATTGACGTAGATTGTGGCGTTGGAAAGCCGTATGCAGACCAAGCCGAAGGCCTACAAGCACTTAAAGAATTTTGCGACGTAATACATTGGCCTTTACCTACGATTGTTAACTCAGGTCGTGGTATCCATGCTTACTGGCGTTTGAATAGCACAGTTAATCGTTTAGAGTGGAAGGCTGTAGCTGACAGACTTAAAGCACTGTGTGTAGAGCACGAGTTCCAGGCAGACCCAAGCCGTACTGCTGAGAGTGCATCTATCCTACGCGTGCCTGAGACTTGGAACTTTAAGAACGACCCACCTTTCCCAGTTGAGTTACTTAAGATTGAGCCTGAGTCTGAGTACGAACACTTACGCCAGTTGCTAGGTGTACTAGTAGCGCCTGACTACATACCACGTCAGTTAAACGAGATGACCAAAGCGTTGATGGGCAACCGTCAAAGCCGATTCAAAACCATCATGATGAAGACTATGGATGGTAAGGGGTGCGCACAGTTAGAGCATATTGCAACTAACCAAGACACTATTGAAGAACCATTGTGGAGGGCAGGCCTGTCAATAGCAGCGCACTGCATAGATAGAGATGAAGCTATCCATAAAATTTCTAATTTACATCCATCGTACTCACCTGACGAAACGGAGAGAAAAGCAGCTCAGACCAAAGGTCCGTACACCTGTGAGACCTTCGCTAAATTTAACCCGGATGGTTGTAATGCTTGCCCGAATAAGGGGAAGATTTCGTCGCCGATATTACTTGGCAATGAAATTGTCGCTGCTGAGCCGAACGAAGAGGTTATTGACAAAACACCCGAAGGTAAGCAGGAGAAA